CAATTGCGTCACCTTCGGGGTTTTGTCCTCCAGCAAAGCTTGAGTCAGCACCACGAGTAGAAGCATCGTTTAGATATTTCCAGTCAGTTTTGTAAAAATCATAAGAACCTCTACGGAATCCTGTAAACCCAAGATTCAATGCCATTTCTTGTGAGTTTTCAAATACACCATATGCAGAACCTGAACCAGTGCTTCCACCGTCAAGACCCGCTAGCATATCATCAAACGCAAGGTTTGTAGCTCTATCTAAGAAAAGCATGTTTTCTTCAATAGCACCCTGGCCATCTAGGTTTTTAAGAATTGTATCGAATGAATCAAGGTCAGCTGGGAAAGCTCCATATACGTTACCACGTTTAGTAATAGCCGCAAATAAACCTTCAGTACCTTTAGCGTTTTTGCTATTTGCAGAAATACCCGCTAATGTATCGTCAACTTTTTCAGACTCAACCATTGCCATTTCAAGATAATCTTGATAGCGTAGACGAGTTTCTGATTCAGCTTTCAAATACCATAGGTATCCAGATGTTCCATCTTCAGTAGCAACTTCTACCCAACCAATCTGAGCTGTGTCAGATCCGTTAATTCCGTATTTATCTTTAATGATAATAGGTGAGTTAGAAAATTGCGTGAAAGAAGGCTCAACAGATCCTTGCATTCCGGCAGTTCCTTTTCCAAATTCAGAACCAAATACAAATACTTTAAGTCCTGCAGAGGCTGCAGTTGTTCCGTCCCAAGCAGCAGCTCCAAAAGGGTGCGCTTTTATAGTAGTATCTGTAATAGCTCCTTTTACAATTGCTTTATACTCAGTTCCAGTTGCTGGATCTAAAATAACGATTAAAGCATTTTCGCGAATTGCGTGTGGTTTTCCAGCTCCTACAGAACCATCACTATCTTGGATAGTAAGTTCAGCGCTGTCAGTAGCTGTAAGTGTACATGCATCGTAAGAAATGTGTAAGCGGTTTTGCTCACTCCATATAACTTGGTCAGAAGTCATAGGCATCTCAGCGCCAACCATATTTAAAAAGCCAGAAAGCGTACGGTTTCCATAACGCTCTACTTCAGCTTCATAAATCTCAGGAAGGTACTGCTGAGAGAAATCATTACCAGCACCACTAGTAAAATCTAGGTAGTTTCCGCTGGTAGCTTGTTTTTGTAATGTTGGGTTAATGTCCCCAAACAATGGTGATAGTGCCATTTATTTTAATTTTTAAGTTTTCGTTTTATTTTAAGTTTCGTAGAATCAGCACCGGTAATAGCCCTAACCTTTAAACCATTAATAAATACGTCGCCGCTTTGCGTTTGCCGTGGTTCATTGCTAATGTTTTTTGACTTAGCATTTAGTTCACGTATTGCATCTGCTTTACCTTGCTCGTAAAAATGATTTATTACTCGGTCTGGATTATTAGCCACATATAAAGCTTTATGATACCCAGTTAAATCTGACACTTCTCCTTGTTCGTTCAAGAACTTCTTGACAAAGTTATTAAGGTCTGATTGGGTTTCTGCAACAGAAGAATTATCCTTTAAACCGTATCTAAACTTTTTTTCACCCAATTTGAAATCAAAACCTTTGAATTCTTGGTTAAATAAGCCTTTAGTACGATTTTGGAAATCATCTGTACGCTGCTGTATAATTTGCTGCTCCTCATTGTATCGATTGAAAAAGTCAACTGCTTTTTTCTGCTCTTGAGTTACGCCCGGTCTCAACTTGATCTCGTCGTAGTATTTATCTTTTAAGCTTTCTAAAAAACCTTTGGCTTTTGCAACTTCTTCTTTATACGCAATTTTTTTCTTGCGAATATCTTTTTCGTCATCTATATCTTCATCCCATGTAAAGTCTTCTAAAAGAAGCGATACATCTTCCGCGTCTAGATGAGGTTTGCTTTGAAGATAATATTCTCTTAAAAGCGTGTTATTGTCAACATTAGAATAGTCAGCGTTTAGCCTAACATAGTCTTCTAATGTACCACCCGTTTCATTCATAAAGTTTACAACTTTTTCAATGTTTTCAGGTAGGTTAATATTTTGTTCAACAGATTGTTGTACGGCTTCGTTAACTTGCCCTTGCAAAGTTTCAGTTTGCTCTTGTACTTCCTCTTCTGTTATTTCTTGTATTACCGGCTCTTCTTCGGTGGTCCGTACTTCTTCAGCCACTTCTTCGCTACTTGCTTCGTCTTTGGATTCTTCGATAGTAGCATTGCCCTCATCTGTTGTATCGACTTGAACGGCATCTTCTTCTTTTTTAGTAAGGTCTACCTTAATGGTATCACTCGTTTCTGGTTGTTCTTCCGGTTTTTTTGACAAATCTACTTTAATTGTTTCGGGTGTTTCTGTCAATTGTTTCATTTTGCGGGGCTTTACTTTAAATTCCCCTTCTGTTTTTACTGCTTCCGCCATGATAAAATAATATATAATTAATAAAAAATATTACTTAGGATCAAATTGCCCTAAGTCAAAACCACCTAATACATCAAATCCTGCAGATTCAAATTTCTTAGGTGCTGTGTCGTTTTTTCTTTGATCAATCAGTTCAGATGATTGACTTGCTTGTATTTTAGTTCGTTCGTCTTTACGATCTTCTTTATATGCGTCTTTTGCTTTTATAACTTCCGCTTGTGCTTCGGCTAATTGCTTATTAAAATTAAATTCTAATTCCATTAAACGCATTTTAATTTCTGCTTCGCGCTCCATTTTCCCAATTTCAAATTGAGATTTACCTTGTTCAAGTTGCAATTTACTTTCAGTAAGTGCTTGTTGCTTTTGCATTTCTGCGGTTGCTGCCGCTTCTGAGGCCTGAGCATTAGCCTGCGCTTGTGCTTGAATATTTGCTTGTTGCGCTTGTTGATCAGCCTCTTGTTTTTTCTGACGTTTAATACGTAAATACTTATTAGCTAAATTAATATTATTAATATTACGTATTTCTATAGCATCATCCAAATATATAGAGCCTGATTGTAAAGCAGCCTGTATATTCATTTCTAAACTTTGCTTTTCTTCTGCGTCTGGTTCTAGCTGTAGGTAAATACCAAAATCATGCATATGCAAATTTGATATTTCTGCCAGCGTATTTACATTAAATTCATTAATGCTTTGTATTAAGCTTTCTTCTGTAAGCGCGAATTCAAATATATCTTTTGCTTTTAGTGAAATATTTTCACATAAGCGAAGCGTAATATATGAAGCGGCTTGTAATATATGTCTTGTAGCAGTATTTGAATTTGCTGCTGCAAGTTTTTGTAATCCAACTAATGCATTTTTATCTGGCTGGCTTCCATCGCGCGCTTCATTTAACCCGGTTACATCACGTATCATTTGTAGATAATACTGATATGTATTAATAAGTGATGCAATTTTGCCTTGGCCTGAAGATGTCTGTAATTCTTGAATTGGCACTTTGCCAGGATTCATATCGCCATCTTGCGTAAATGATCTACCAACTATACTACCAGTTTGAAAATACATATTAAGCGCCTCTGCTGGATTGTAATTTGTGCCATTGCCTAAATCAACTTCTGCTAAGCCATCAACATCTACATATACACCATCTGGGACTATACGAGACATTACTTGTTGTAACTTTAAATGCGTTAGTTGTATCATATCAGCAAAACCTGTAATACGGCTAACCAATGACTCTATGCGCCCTTTATACATTCTAGGCGCGGCTAAAGTATAATTCATTTCAACTTTAGGCGAATTCGAATTAGGGCGTGTCATATTTTCTGCAAGACCCCAAGAAAGCATTTTTTCGTGACCTAATATTTTAGCTCCTGTATATAATACTTCAATTGTTCTTTCGACTCTATCAAAGTTATCATTTTCAGGCGGATTAAATGTATCAGGCTTTTCTAAAGCTTTTTCTAATCCAAACTCAGTTTTCTTAATTTTGAATACTTGCTTTTCATATGTTTTATACTCAAAATATAAAACGCTAATAGTATTGTTATCGTTTTGGCCAAAATAATTTCTTATATAATCGTTGTTGCCAGGATACTTTTGTATTTGGGCTAAATCAGATTCAGTTAAATATGGAAACTGTTTAGCTAATTCAGATAACGATATTTGTTTTACTTCACCTACATAATACAAATCATCAAAATTAGGATCTTCTGTATATGAATAAACTAAATTAGCAGGGTCAACATACTTTGTGCGCAAGCCGCTAGATCTATTATATTCTGTTTTAGCAGCGCCAATACCTAATGTAACTAAATCATAAATAAAACGCTTACGAACTTCATCGTATTTATTTTTGTCTAATGTATTATTTATAAGTTCTTCTAATGCTATTTCTACAGACTCTTTGTAGTTAAGCTGCATGTAAACTTCAAACTCTTCTTTATCTTTGGGAAGTGCACTAGGATCCGGCACAGAAAAAAAGTTCATTCCTGTTTCTTGGCCTAGCTGTTCTAAATTTTGTCTATTAAACATATCAGATAATACTGTTTCAGCATATCTTGTTTTCTTTTGTCTTGCAATAGGGTCTTGCGCGTATGCTTTAATTTCATAATGTCGTTGCGACATACCGTTAACAACAATGTCAACAAACTTTGGAATAACAGGTACCGGCTTCCAATCTAAATTTAAATAAGATAAATCACCATTAATTGATAACTCATCTTTATATTTTTGAACGGATTGTTCGCCGCGAGCATAGAGTCTTCTTTTGTGAAACTCTTGATAATTAGCTGTAAAGCGATCGCCCCCGCGGTTATTTCTAAACCACTCGTTTTCGATAGCTCTTGCTACCTGCAAACCGTAATCTAATGTCTGCTTTTCCTCATTAGGTACCACCTGATCGGGAAACGAGCTAGTATAATTAGTATTAACCATTTATTTTATTATTTTTGAACTAAATCCTTTATTGTTATATTTTTTAAAACCAAGAGGCACAGACTTTAATACTCTTTCCGCCGATGGTCTATACCTGTTTTTATTGCAAGCCATAATCGCTAATCCAGAGCTAATAGTAGCATCGTGCTTTGTACGATTATTTATATTAAATGTGGCCCAATCTTCAAGCGTTTTTTGTAAATACATATCCCCATATATTCCGTCCGCAACTTCACCTATGTATGTTTCTATATAACTTTCAATTGCAGCGGCATGGGCTTGTTTAATATCTTCTGACGAATTAGGTATACCACCTATATCTTTTTCTGTTACGGATAACTTATTCCAAAGTTTATCTGGCCTGTTCATTGAAAATCCCCGATAACCTCTTCTTTTAAAATAGTAAAGCAGCCTGGGTTTATTATTTTCTATAAGTATAGGCATACCATAAAATATAC